AAGTTTGATTCTACAAACTTTATGCCAGTTCCTGCTAATTGGGAAACTAGCACCACCAATGCATCAGTTAGAAGTAATGCATCAACCAGTGGACAACTTAAAATCGTAACAATCACTGATAGAGGAATTGGAGTTGGAACTGCAGGAAGAACATATACAAGAATTCCAATTAGAGGTGATGGAACTGGAGCAGAAGCAACTGTTGTAATCAATAGCAATTCAAAAGTTGAATCTATTACAATTTCATCAGGTGGTTCTGGATATACTTATGGAACCGTAGATCTTGCTGGTGGCGGAGCTCCAACAGGCTCCACAAGTCCTATATTCAATGTCATTATTCCGCCTCAAGGTGGACATGGAGCAGACATTTATAGGGAACTCGGAGCAAGAAATGCACTGATTTATTCTAGAATTGAAAATGATTCTGAAAACCCAGATTTTATCACTGGAAATCAAATTTCCAGAATCGGAATCATTCAAAATCCAAACGCATATAATTCTACAGAGAACCTTTCCCTAGATAAAGCAAGTGCGGTTTATGCTCTTAAATTAACAGGTGCTGGATACAGTTCAGCTACATTTGATTCAGACGCATTTGTCACTCAAACAGTCGGACTTGGTTCAACTGCAGTTGGTAGAGTTATTTCTTATGATGCCACAACAGGTGTATTGAAGTATTGGCAAGATAGATCACTTGCAGGATTCAATACTGATGGAACACAAAACACTTCACCAACATATGGATTTAGATTGCAGCGTTTTACTGCAACTCCAGGTTCTGGTGGTTCATTAAATATTATTGGTGGTTCTACAACTTTGGCAATTCAGACATCCTTCACAGGTTTGTCGACCGTAATAAATAGTAGGACATATTATCTTGGACAATCATTTACGCAAGGAGTTGCTCAACCAGAAGTTGAAAAATATTCTGGAAATATTATCTACGTAGATAATCGTCCATCGATTACAAGATCTATAAATCAAAAAGAAGATATCAAAGTCATTTTGCAGTTCTAAAGAATTATGTCTCAGGAAACGAATCTCAACGTAGCACCATATTTTGACGATTTTGATGCAAATAATGACTATTATAAAGTATTATTCAAACCAGGATATCCTGTTCAAGCAAGAGAATTAACAACTCTTCAATCAATCTTACAAAATCAGATTGAAAGATTTGGACAACACTTCTTTAAAGAAGGTGCAAAGGTTATTCCTGGAAACACTGCATATAGTGCAACATATCCAGCTATCCAGATAGAAAATTCTTATCTGGGAATTCCAGTTTCTGATTATATCAATCAACTCATTGGTGCAAAAATTACTGGACAAACCTCTGGAGTAACAGCAGTAGTAAATAAAGTTATTCTTTCAAATGAGTCTGAAAGAGGAAACACCACTCTTTATATAAGTTATCTTGGTTCAAATTCGTCAGATAATTCTACTGTTCAGTTCTCTGATGGTGAAAATTTAACCTCTAACATTACAATTTCATCAGCAAACACGGTTATTGCTGTTGGAGAACCATTTGCAACTGCTATAGCATTAAATTCTAATGCTACTGGCTCAGCATTCTCAATATCAAATGGTGTATATTTTGCAAAAGGGCAATTTTTAGGTGTAAATGATGAGACAATTCTTCTTGATCAATATTCAGGCACTCCAAGTTATAGGGTAGGACTTTTAATCACTGAAGAGATTATTAATGCTGATATTGATTCATCTTTAAATGATAATTCTAAAGGATTTAATAACTATGCTGCTCCTGGAGCAGACAGACTTAAAATTACTACATCATTGTTCAAAAAGGCATTAGATGATTTTGATGACAACAACTTCATTGAACTCGCTACAATCACAAATGGAGTTTTAAGATCTCAGAAGAAAACAACTGATTATAGCCTTATTGAAGATGAATTAGCTAGAAGAACTTATTCAGAATCTGGCGATTATTATGTAACTCCTTTTGATTTAACAGTAAAAGAGTCACTGAATAATAATATTGGTAATAGAGGATTATTTGGTGCCAATCAACAGACATATGGAGGTTCAAGTCCATCAGAAGATTTGGCATTATATCAGATTTCGCCAGGAAAGGCATTTGTAAAGGGTTATGAAATTGAAACTATTAGTCCAACATTTTTAGATGTTCCAAAACCAAGAACCCTAAAAGTACTAAACAATCAAGCAATTAACTACCAAACTGGTTCTACTCTCAGACTTAATAGAGTATATGGTGCTCCAACTATTGGAATTGGAAATACATATATTCTCAGTCTCAGAGATTCTAGAGTTGGTTCTGATCAAACACAATCTCCAGGAAGAGAAATAGGTTTAGCTAGAGTTTATGATTTCAGACTTGAGTCTGGTTCATACAATGCATCAAATTTAAATTTGAATGAGTGGAATATTTCATTATATGATGTTCAAACATTTTCTGAAATTACTTTAAATGAACCTATAACTCTGGCAACACCTACTTTCATCAAAGGAAAGTATAGTGGTGCTACTGCCTTTATTAGCACATCAGTATCTGCAGGAACCGCACTTACCGTATATGATAGAAAAGGCGACTTTGTAGTTAATGAACCCTTTATTATTAACGGTGTTGAAAATACCAGAGTTGCAACTGCGGTTACAACATACGGAGTTTCTGATATTAAATCCGTCGCAACTGCAACTGGGGTTGGTATCACATTTACTGCAGACACAATTCAATCGGAACTCTTGACTGTTGGAGTTTCATCAATTGGAGCAGTTGATGGTGCTACTGGAATTAGTGTAATTTCTAGCACAAATTCACAATTCCCAGGAAAAATTAAAGTTGGTAATCTTCTCAAATTTAGTAACCAAACATCATCAGACTCAGTTTTTGCATCTGTTGTTAGTGTAGGTTCATCTCTGATAAGTGTAAGTGGTGTTACAACCGTAACAGGAGTTTGCGACGGTGGACTTCCTGCATCCGCCTTAACTGTTTCAGATTTGAAAGTTATCGCAACAAGACTCGAAGGTTCTACCAACAATTCTTTCTATGCAAGACTTCCAAAGGAAAATGTTGCAGAAGTTGACTTAACCGATGCATCATTAACAATCAGAAAATCATACTCGGTTAATATTACCGGTAATCAGTTATCAGTAGTTGTTAGTGCAGGAGAAAATGAAACATTCTTGCCTTTTGATGAAGAAAGATATCAATTGATTAAGAATGATGGAACTACTGAAATTCTAACTTCGGATAAGATGTCATTCAATGCATCTTTGACTTCACTTCAGATTTATAATTTGAGTTCTGGTGACGATGATGCCACTTTGGTTGCAACTCTGACTAAAATTAAACCAAAAGCAAAGATTAAATTAAAAAATAGAGTTAATAGTATAGTTGTTAACAAGTCCAAACTTTCCGCCTCTGGAACTGGAACAACAACATTGAACGATGGACTTATATATGGAAATTATGCATATGGAACTAAAGTTCAAGATGAAAGAATATCACTCAATACACCTGATGTTATAAACATTCATGCAGTTTATGAATCAGTAGACACAAATGATGCATCTGCACCAACACTTGTCCTTTCTTCTATCACTGGCCCAACAGGTAAAACTTCAGATATTATTATTGGCGAAAGAATTAGAGGAAGAGGCACTAATGCGGTTGCAATTTGTGCAGAGAGATTGACAGATTCAAAAATATCATTTATCGGAAAAAATAACAAAAACTTCAAAGAAGGTGAAGTTGTAATATTTGAAGAATCCAATATTCAAGCAGTTATTACCACAATTGATACTCCAAGTATCAATGTATCTTCTAACTACTCCTTTGGTAGTGGACAAAATTCTGTTTTCTATAATTATGGTTATATCTCCAGAAAATCTGATACGAAAGAACCAAATAGAAAACTAAAAATTTACTTCCAGAATGGATATTATCAGTCAACTGATGATGGAGATATTACCACTGCAGGTTCTTATGGTGCATTTAACTATACTAATGAAATTCAGACAGTAAATTCATCTAGAAATACTGATATTATTGATATTCGTCCTAGAGTTTCTGAATACACAGTTTCAGAAAATTCAAGATCTCCATTTGAATTTTATGGAAGAACGTTTACTGGCTCTGGAAATTCTGCTGCTAACATTTTAGCATCCGATGAGTCGATTGTTACTAACTTCTCATTCTATCTTGGTAGAATTGATAGAGTTTATTTGACAAGAGACGGCAAGTTCCAAATCAAATATGGAACTCCAGCAGAAAGACCAGAAAAACCAGTTTCTGTTGACGATTCTTTAGAAATCGCAACAATTTTACTTCCTCCATATCTTTATAATGTATCCCAATCATCTATTAATTTCTTGAATCACAAGAGATATAGAATGGTTGATATCAAGAAACTTGAAGATAGAATTAAATCGCTTGAATATTATACTTCACTTTCTCTCTTAGAAACTAATACTTCAAATCTGTTTGTCCCCGACTCATCTGGACTTAATAGATTCAAGTCTGGATTCTTCGTTGACAATTTCTCATCTTTCTTAACACAAGAAACTGGTGTTCAATTCAAAAATAGTATTGATATTTCAAATAAGGTATTAAGACCTCAACACCACACAGACTCTATTGATTTAATTGCAGGCCCAGTTCAAAATGTAGATCCTAATGCCGATATTGCTTTCTCAACTCCAGAAGGTTCAAATATCAAAAAAACTGGTGATACGATTACTCTCGATTACACTGAAGTTGAATGGTTGAAGCAAACTTTTGCCACAAGAACAGAAAGTGTAACTCCTTTCTTAATTAGTTTCTGGGAGGGTTCTATGGAACTTTCTCCAGCAACAGATACCTGGATTGATACTGTAAGACTAGAAGCAAAAATCACCAATGTTGAAGGAGATTATGCAGAAACCCTTGAACTGGCATCTAGAACTCTTGATGTAGATCCTCAAACTGGATTTGCTCCTACCGTATGGAATGCGTGGGAAACAAATTGGACTGGCCAAGAGATAATTGAAACAACAACAACCAGAGTAGAATCTGGTGGAGGAAATAGATCGCAACAAGGTGCGGGAGGCAGCGCTCTGTCTAGATCTTGGACTGAAACCGTTCAAGACACTGTTGTTGAAGATACTGTTCTTGAGGTTAGAGATACTGGAGCAGAAACTAGAACAGGAACAAGAACAATTGTTACTGAACAATTTGATAACACATCACAGGGCGATAGGGTTGTAAGTAGAAACTTGATTTCTTTCATGAGATCAAGAAATGTCCAATTTGTTGCCAAGAGAGTAAAACCATCTACTCAAATGTATGCTTTCTTTGATGGAGTTGATGTTACAAATTATTGTGTACCAAAACTTCTTGAAATTAGCATGGTTTCTGGCACCTTCCAGGTAGG